CTTTTGTGCACCGTCGCAGTTCAAACCAATGCCAAAAACGCCGTAGAATCGTCGTAGACGCGTTTTCGTGGCTGGTTTGATTGGCTATGACTTGGCGTTTTGAGTTATCGTGCGTGAGCGCGTGTGGGCGTTTCTGCGTTTTTTTGAGAGGAGTTTCGAGTGCCGAATCCACCTAAGCCGGTTGAGTTGAAGGCGTTGCAGGGGAATCCTGGGCGACGGCCTATTCATGAGACTGAGGTTGTTGATGTTGTGTTTGGTGCGGCGGTTGCGCCGGATGGGTTGGGGCCGAGTGGCTTGAGCTTGTGGCATACGGTTTATGAGGCTGGTGAGTTGTGGGTTTCGTCTCGGACTGACTTTCACTTGGTTGAGCAGGTTTGTCGGCAGATGGATCGTGTGGCTGAGTTGCGTGAGTTGTGGATTGCTGACCCGACTGATCGTTCGTTGAACACGACTTTGTTGGAGACTGAGAAGGCGGTGCAGTCTGGACTCTCGTTGCTTGGGTTTACGCCGGCGGATCGGACTCGTTTGGGGTTGGTGTCTGCTCGGGCGAAGTCGAAGCTCGAGGAGATTATGGCGATGAAACGGCCTCCGAGTGAGTAGTTGGCCTCCGGCTTTTTTGACTCCGGTTGACCCTGAGGCGTTGGCGCGTAGTGACGGCTGGAAGGCCGCTATTTTTGCTGAGGCTTTTGGCTCGATTGGCAAGGATGGTATCGCCGGGCGTGCTGGGCAGATGTTGCGTTTGCGTGATTGGCAGAAGGAACTGCTACGGCATTTGTACGCCCGAGACTCCGATGGCGGATATGCGGCGCGCACAGCGTTGGTCGGCGTTGCCCGCAAAAACGGCAAGTCGGCACTCTCGAGTGCGGCTATCGCTTTGTATTCGCTAATAGCCGAGAACGTTTCTGGAGCCGAGGTCATAGTGGCCGCCAGCGAAAAGGAACAGGCAAGGATAATTTTTGGAGAGGCAAAGAGGATGGTAGAGCAGTCTGAACTTTCGCGCGAGGTTCAGTTGTACCGTGACTCAATTTATGTGCCACGAACTCAATCGGTTCTCCGAGTCGTGTCGGCGGAGGCGTATTCAAAGGAAGGTTACAACCCGTCGCGGGTGATTCTTGATGAGTTGCACGCGCACCGTGACCGGTCTTTGTATGACGTGTTTTCGTTGGCTATGGGGAACCGTGGCGGGTTGGCGCAAATGGTTGCGGTCACTACTGCCGGTGTAAAAAATGATATTAGCGGCAGCGAATCTGTCGCGTACCAGCTTTATCAATGGGGCAAGAAGGTGGCGAGTGGTGAGGTTGTTGACCCGTCTTTTTTCATGGCGTGGTGGGAAGCACCCGAAAATTTGAAGCACGATGATCCGGAGGCGTGGCGTATCGCTAACCCCGGCTTTGACGACCTCGTGGCCGAGAAGGATTTTGCTAGTGCGGTCTTGACTACCCCTGAACCTGAGTTCAGAACTAAAAGATTGAACCAATGGGTAAACACTAAGGACAACTGGTTGCCAGCTGGCGCATGGAGCAACCTTGAGTCTGAAGATGTGGGCCTCGAGCCGGACGATGAATACCTTTTAGGTTTTGACGGATCGTGGAGTAATGACTGCACAGCGTTGGTGGCTGTGATTAAGCCGCGCCATGAGGATGATGTCTACCGTGTCTTTCGAGTTGCTTCTTGGGAAAAAGACTTTTTAGTTCATGATGATTCATGGATAATCGACAAACAACAAGTGGTTCATACTGTCATTGAGTTTGTTCGCGCGAACCCTGGTTGCTTAGAAATTGTTGCCGACGTTTCTTTTTGGCAAGATGAAATGATTCAGTTGGAAGATGCTGGCCTACTTGTTGTGAAGTTTGACCAAAGTTTGAGGCGTCTTGAGAAAGCAACGTCAACGCTCTATGAGGGAATCATGGCGGGAAAGATTCGCCATAACGGCGACGGGGCGTTACAACGTCATATCGAAAACTGCGTTTTGAAAATGTCCTCAAGTGGCGGAACAAGACTGACCAAAAACTACCGTAACCCGCGTTTGAAGATTGACCTTGCCATTGCTTTGCTCATGGCTTATGACCGGGCATCCGGTAAACTAGAAACGCCGGTTCCACAATTTTACGGATAGGTTTATGAAACTTTTTTCAATGGTTGCGCAGATCGCCGGACTGGTTGTCATTACGGCTGGTGTCTCGCTTATGTTTCTACCTGCCGGTTTGATTGTTGGTGGCGCGTGTTTGGTGCTTGTCGGGTTCGCTTTCGGAATGAGTAAATAATGCTGTTCAATCGTCTCTTCGAGCAACGGGGCATTTCATATCAAACGATGTGGGCTTCCGGTGACAGTGTTGATATTGGCAACCTTGCCGGGACTGTTATCAACTCTGAGAGTGTCTTTCAGGTCAACGCGGTTTTCAGCGCTATCAGCCTGATCAGTGACACGATTTCGACGTTGCCGATTGATTGTTTCATTAACCGTGATGGTGAGCGTTTTCCGTTTCGTCCTCGTCCGTCTTGGGTGGAACAGCCTGACATTGATGTACCTCGGGCGGCGTTTTATTCGAGCGTAATCACGTCGCTGTTGCTTGATGGCAACGCGTTTATCCGCGTGTATAGCAACCGTCAGGGTGAGGTTGTCAACCTTGTGACGTTGAACCCTACGACCGTGGAGATTGTGCGCAACGGTATCGGCCGTTTGCAATTCAATGTGACTGGTGAGGATAAGCCGCTTTCGAGCGAAGAGGTTATTTACATTCCGGACTTGTTGCGTCCTGGTCAGATTCGTGGTGTGTCTCGTATTCACGCTTTGAAGGAAAACTTCGGCCTCAATCTCGCGCTCGAAAAGTTTTACTCGAACTTTATGGGCCAGGGCGTCAATCTTGCCGGTGTCATTGAGTTCCCCGGCAACCTGACTCAGGAACAGGCCGACAACCTACGGGCAGGGTTTGACTCACGTCACTCGGGCTGGTCGCGGTCCAATCGAACGGGTGTTCTTTCAGGCGGCGCGCAATTCAAACCAACGCAGATTTCACCGGAAGATTCCAGCCTCATTGAATCGCGGCGCATGGCCGTTGAGGATGTGGCTCGCGCGTTCAATGTTCCCCCGCATATGCTCGGCCTTCCCGGCACAAACACTTATTCCAGCGTTGAGGCTAACAACCTTTCTTGGGTCACGCACTGCCTCCGCCCCCTCGTGTCGAAGATCGAGACAAGTCTGCAACCGTTGATGCGCCGTTACCCCGGTGGCGAGAACGCTTACATTCAGTTCAACATGAACGGTCTTTTGCGTGCAGATACTGCCGCGCGAATGAGCGCGTATTCGGTTGGTTTGCAATCTGGTTTCTTGGCTATCAATGATGTGCGCCGTCTTGAGGATTTGTCACCGATTGATGACGCGGCTGCCGATACGGTGCGTGTGCCTTTGGCTAACGTGAACATTTCGGATTCTTCGATTAGTGCGGAGCGTCAACGGGTTAGCATGGCGCAAATGCTGGTGTTGTCTGGTTATGATCCGGCGGATGTGTTGCGTGTTGTTGGTCTTGACCCGATTGCTCACACTGGTTTGGCGAGCACGCAACTTCAGCCGGTGTCTCAGATTGACCCTGAAAATCCCGATGCGGTTTACGCGGATGAGGTGAAGTGATGCAAGCACCTGGACGACTTGATATGACGTGCTATCAGGGCGCGTCTTTTGATTACACGTTGACTTGGATGACTGGCGGGACTCCGGTAAACCTTTCCGGGTACACGGGGCGGATGCAGGTTCGTGACGGCTTTGATGGCGGTTCGGCCATTGTGAATTTGGTTTCGGGTACGGGTATCACGTTGGGCGGGACTGCCGGGACGATTCTTGTTGAGTTGACGGCTACGCAAACCGCCGCCATTGATGCGACGCCTTCCGGTCAGTACGTTTACGATTTGGAGCTTGTGAGCGGTGCAACGGTTACGCGTCTTGTTGAGGGTAACTTCCTCATGTCGCCCGAGGTGACTCGTTGACCACTACCGTAACGGTCACGACTTCAACGGCTGTTGTCAATGTGACTGCCGCTAACACGTCTACGGTTACAACGTCCGGGGCGGCTACCGCCACGGTTTCGGTTGCGCCTGGTATTACTTGGCCTTCGACGATTCGTTACACCAGCGATTTCACGGCCACAGGTTTGGCGTTTACTGGGTCGGGGACGACTGCGCCGGGCTATAACTCGTACTATGTCAAACACGGCACATTGGTGACGTTCTACATTGAGATTCTTTGCACGACGGTCACGAACTTTGGAACGGGACAGTATGCGCTTTCGTTGCCGTTCATGCCAGCGTTTGGCGGTAATCATTTTGCGGGTTGGGTGTGGCGTGACCCTGCAATTCCGGCGGATGACGCGAATCACATTATTTTGAACGCGGATCACAACGGGGCAACGAAACAACTTGATTTGCATTTCTTGGTCGGCGCGCCTGCGAACCCTAAGCCGGTCATCGAGAACAAGTTGAGTCAGGGTGCGCCCGGCTACAACCTGACCACTGTGTCGAAACTTTACGTTAACGGCACTTACATAACTTCGGAGTAGGATGCCTTACTACATTACGGATGAGAACGCTGAGTGTTCGGGTTGGGCTGTAATGGCCATTGACTCCGACGAGGTGTTTGGATGTCACACAACGAAGCAGTCTGCGATTGACCAGGCGGTTGCGATTTCGTTGGCTGAGGAGGTTGAATTTTTGGGTGAGCGTAACGAGTCGGGGCCTCAGGTTGTTGTGACTGATATTGACGGCACAATTTTTATTGACGGTGAAACGAACGAGAAACTTTTGGCGTATCTTGACTCGTTCCCTGACACTTCTATTTTTGTGGTCACGGGCAGGCTTGAGGAAGATCGTGAGCGTACCGCTACCGAGTTGACGGATGCGGGTGTGCGTTTTCAGGATTTGATTATGCGCCCGAATGAGTCTTTGACTTCCAACGAGTTCAAGGCTGAGACGGCTGTGAAGTTGATGGAAACCTATAACGTGATGGTTGCGGTGGACAACGATAGTGGCGCGCGTGCGGCCTATAGGGCTGCGGGTATCACGGCGTTGCACCCGAATGACATTCCGGCTGTGCGGGCTTCTCGCGCCGTGGATTTGAGCGCGCCGGAGTTTATGCGTGAGGCGGCTCGCCGTGGCCTTGAGTGGTATGCGGAGGGGCTTGCTGGTGATGGTTTGGTTGAGCGTACTGTGAATGAGGCGCGTGCGATGGTTCAGGGGAATGTGACGGCTGATAAGTGGGTGCGGATTAGTGCGTGGATTGCACGCCATCTGGCTGATTTGGATGCGCCGGACGCTAACCCTGAGTCGGATGCCTACCCTTCTGCGGGTGTTGTTGCTCACGCGTTGTGGGGTAGTGCTGGCGGTAAGGATGGGGCGCGCCGAACCAAAGCGTATGCTGACCGGATTATTGGTAGAATTGAAGCAGATAACGCCGGACGAGCTAAGGGTGAAGCAGTGAGCAAGATTGAGACACGAGTTTTCGTTAACGATTTTGAGGTGCGTGAAACTTCTGACGGTATGACGTTGACGGGTTACGCTGCTCGGTTCAATGAGCCTTCCGAACCTTTGCCGTTTATTGAGCGGATTGCGCCTGGCGCGTTTAAGCGTTCACTGCGCGCAAAGAACGATATCAAGCTTCTATGGAATCACTCATCGAGCGACGTGCTCGGATCTACTCGCGCCGGTACTTTGCGTTTGGCTGAGGATGAAATGGGTTTGCGTGTTGAGGCTGACCTGCCGGACACTCAGGCGGGACGTGACGCGAAGGTGCTTATCCAGCGCGGTGACGTGACGGGCTTTTCGTTTGGGTTTACTGTGCCGCCGAACGGTGACACTTGGAACGCTGATGGAACGGAACGAACATTGAAGTCTGTACGTTTGCTCGAAGTGAGCACAGGGGTGGCGTTCCCCGCCTACCCGAGCACTAATTTGACGGCACAAGTGCGATCACTCGAAGATGTAACCATGGCCGCCGAACTTGATTTGGAAATGGTCACGGTCGCGCTTGAGAAGATTGCTGCCGGTGAGCCTATCAGTGAGGTTGAGAAAGAGATGATTGAGACGGTTATGGATCAACTTGTTCCCGCTGAGGATGTGGCTGAGGAAGTTCCTGCTGAGGATATGCCGATGGAAGAGAATAGCGGCGATATGCTCGCGTTGAAGCGTAAGAAACTTGCACTCTTGGAGTTGCTCGAAACCCTGTAATCCTCACTCTACTGAGTAGGGTGTTGCGGTATTCTGTAGGTAAGCGTTTGCTCGTCAGCGACAACGTGAGGGCCTGAGTCAGCTCGGTTCGATTCATAATCCTTTCTATCCTTTTGGAGTATTCACATGAGTGAGTTCATTAAAGGCCAAGTCAGCGAACGCGCCAACGCTATTGAGCAAGTGCGCGAAATCCTTGACCGAGCCGAAACCGAGGCCCGTGGCCTCACCGTAGACGACCTTGGACACGTTGAGCGTCTTGAGTCGCGTATCGCTGACATTGACAACGGTATTGCTGTTGCTCGCCGTCAGGAAGAGCGCGCTGCTGATGTTGCTCAGGCTGCCGGTTCGTTTGTTCCTGCTGTTGAGGGGCGCGACGATTCCGCAATCCTTCGCAGCATCGCTATGGGTGAAATGCGTGGGCACGAGTTCCGCGCTGCTCTGACCCCGACAAGCGGTACGGGCGTTGTTCCCTACTCGTTCTACGACCAGGTGTTTACGTTCCTGCAGAACAGCAACCCGCTGTTCACCACGTCAACCATCATTAACACGACTGGTGGAAACACCCTTCAGGTTCCTAAGGTGACGGCTGCCGGTACTTACGCACAGTTCGCTGCTGGTTCTGCTATCTCCGAGTCCAACCCGACCCTGAGCAACCTGAACCTCGGCGCTTACAAGTTCGGTGCTCTCGTGAGCCTGTCCAACGAAATCATTGCCGACTCTGGCGTGAACCTTCTTGACTTGGTTGCTCGTATCGGATCGCGTGAAATCGCGTTCGACGCTGGCGCAAAGCTCACCACTGGTACGGGAACGGTTGAGCCTACGGGTATTGTCACCGCTGCCGGTTCGGGTGTAACGGGAACCGCTGTTAGTGGTGCACCGACTTACGAGAACCTCGTTGACCTTGCCTACTCGGTTGCCGGTTCTAACCGTTCTGACTATGGTTTCATGGTTTCAACTTCTGCTCTTGCTGCTATCCGCAAGATCAAGGATGGTGCCGGTAACTACATCTTCACGCCTTCCATCTCGGTTGACGGTCGTGACTTCCTGCTGGGTAACGTAGTCCACGAGAACGCTTCGATGCCTGCTGTTGCTGCAACTGCCGCTTCAAAGAGCATCGTTTACGGAAAGCTGGACGACTTCATTATTCGTCAGGCTGGCGGCATTCAGGTTGCCGTGAGCACCGATTACGCCTTCAACCAGGATGTGTCAACATTCAGGATTGTCTGGCGCGGCGACTCGGGTCTGGGTGCAGATTCGGTGAACTACTTCCGTGGCGGCACTGCCTAAGCGGTTGTAAATACTGAAATCCCCCGGCGTTGTAGGTTCGCCGGGGGATTTCTTTGTCTGCTAGTCGTCTAGCGTCGTGTGCCATGCGAGTGCGTCGAGGAACTCCTCGTCTGCGCTGAGCATGAAGAACGGGCCGTCAAAGTGCATATCGTGGTAGCACGCCCAGTTGATCATGTCGGTGAGGCTGTCAGGTAGTTTGATTCCGGCAATTCGCGTGTCAATGACCATATCGAAGAGGTCGGTTTCTGAGATGTTGCGGATGCTGAATCGGTTGGTGCGTGTGTCCTCTTGGGCGATTTCTTCGCCGGTGAGCCTGAAGGTTGTTTTTACCTTTAGCATTATGCGTTCTCCAGCTTCACGAGGTCAGCCGTCAGGTCGCGGATTTGGCTGTTGATTGCCTGAATAACAAAGCGGGGTGCGCGTACCTTGTATGCCCGGCGACGCTGGTCGTATGCGTTCTGAATCAGTGACTCGAGTTGTTCGATGGTGTACATTTTGATTTCCTTTCGTTGGGCTGCCTGCCCTATATATATAAGTTTACTGATTTGCGTTCCCGTGTCAACTCTTTTCACAATGTTTTTTTCGGGCTAAACTTTCCTCATGACCTACGAACAAATAGATGGCCTTATTTCTTTCGTCTCCAATACACCGGGACAACCTACCGGATACGGGCAGCAGGGCGGTTTGCTTGTGGAGCGTATGGTGCGCCACGGGTTGAAGGTTGCCGCGCTCAGTAATTACGGGTTGGAGGGGAAACCTGGTGAGCTTGAGTTTGCCGGAAAGAAGATACCTCATTATCCTCGCGGGTTCAAACAGTACAGCGATGATGTTATCCCGCAATGGCATGAGGATTTCAAGAGTCGGCATCCGGATGTGGCTGACGCGATTTTCACACTTTACGATGTCTGGGTTTACAACGATTTGCCACCGAGAAGCGATTTTCCTGCCCGGTTTATTTCGTGGGTTCCACTAGATCACAGCTCGCTTCCGCCTGCCGTTGCGAAGTGGCTTCTTAGGCCGAACGTCACCCCAATCACCATGTCACCTCATGGGCAACGGCAACTCGAGGCGGCAGGCATTTCCTCAACGTATATTCCTCACGCGGTGGACGGCAAAGTGTTTAAGCATCGGGAGAAGATGGCGGACGGTGTGAACGCTCGCGAGTATTTGGGGGTGAAGCCTGACGAGTTTCTGGTCGGGGTTGTAAGCGCAAACAAGGCAAACCAAATCGTACATCGGAAGGCTTATGCTGAACTCGTGCTTGCATGGAGCATTTTTGTGAAGGCACACCCAACAGCCAAACTTTACATTCACGCAGAACCGAGCGGGATCATGGGCGGGTTTGATTTGCCCACACTTCTGCAAGCGTGTGGCGTGCCTGGTGATTCAATCATTTTTCCGGAGATGAGCCGGTTGCGTGCCGGTTACTCGCAGGAGGATATGGCGGCGTTGTACTCGGCGATGGACGTGTTGGCTAATCCGTCGCTTGGGGAAGGGTTCGGGGTTCCGGTCATTGAAGCGCAATCGTGTGGCACTCGTGTGATTGCTTCGGGTTGGGCGGCGACACAAGACTTGGTGGCCGAGGATGGTTGGTTGTTGCAGGGCTACCCGTTTTGGGACGAACCCCAGAAGGCTTGGTTTCAAATCCCGAGCGTGGATTCGATTGTGAACGCCCTTTCAGAGGCTTTCAAGGCGGATCGTGGGCCGTCTAAGGTTGCCCGAGAGTTTGTCTCCCAGTTCGACGCTGAGCGCGTATTCAAGTGGGGTTGGCTGCCTTTCTTCCGGGAGTTTTTCAAATGATTCCCGTAATGATCCTGCCGACCTTGACCCGGCATGATTTGGCGGTGAAAATGCTGGCAAGCATTGACTACCCGGTGGGCTTGCTCATCATTGTGAATAATCACCCAAACGCAAACTTTGAAGGCACCGATTCGATACCAGAGTGTGTAGCGGAGTATCGGGTGTTGAATATGCCCGCAAATCTTGGCTGTGCTGGATCGTGGAATCTTGGTATCAAGTTGACGCCGGTGATTGCGCCGTGGTGGTTGGTGGCGAGTGATGATGTTGTTTTTGAGCCTGGTTCCTTGGAGAAGTTTGCGCGGGAGTGTTCGCCGGATCAGTTGACGCTAAGCGACGAGTGGCCGCACTATCAGTTTTTTGGTGTCGGTGAGAACGTCGTTGAAAAGGTCGGCTTGTTCGATGAGAACCTTTACCCCGCCAATTTTGAGGATGACGATTACCAGCGACGCTGTGAGGTTGCCGGTGTTTTCATTAGGCAAGTCACTGCACCGCACACTCATGTGAAACAAGCCACGGTTCACGCTGCTGAGTGGGTTGCACAAAACGCGCGAACTTATAACGCTAATGAGGTTTATTTTGTAAGAAAGGTTGACCGTGGGGACGTGACTGGTGGTGAGTGGTCTTTGAAGATTCGGCGCGCTAATGATTGGGGCAAGTGATGGCACACGCTGAGCAACGACTGTTTTTTGAGAAGATGCGTAAAAGTTTCCCGGATGCTTTCACGGGGGTGAGCGTGCTCGAGGTTGGCAGTCTGAATATTAACGGGACGGTGCGCGATTTCTTCGACGCAAAAGACTACATCGGCGTTGACCTGGTGGAGGGGCCGGGCGTGGATCGCGTGTGTGCCGGTCAGTCACTCGATTATGTTGACAACTGGTTTGACGTTGTGCTGTCTGCGGAGTGCTTCGAGCACAACAGCGAATGGGTGGCCACGTTTGCGAACATGGCGCGAATGTCTGGCCGGTATGTGTTTTTCACTTGTGCTTCGACGGGGCGCGCTGAGCATGGAACACACGGCGCACATCCGGGTGATTCACCGGCCACGCATGACTATTACCAGAATTTGACTGAGCAGGATTTTCGGGACGTGTTTGACCTGCCCACTATGTTTGCTGATTTTGGTTTTCAGTTCAACGCTCAGTCTTGTGATCTGTATTTTTATGGTGTGAAGTTTGCAACAAAAGAACTGAAAAGCTTTATCAACGCTATGGATCGTCTAAGCCTTCCCAAACGGTTTGAGGCTCGGGACGCGGTAAACTAGAAGCATGGCCATTACCAACGGATATTGTTCGCTCGCCGATTTGAAGGCGGCGTTGCGCGTTCAGGATTCCATTGACGACAGTTTGCTGGAACTCGCCATAGAAAGCGCCAGCCGCGAAATTGACGGCGCTTGTGAGCGCGTTTTTTACAGCACAAGCGGGACACGCGTTTACGCGCCAAACAACGTTTACCTGGTGCGCACTGACGACATTGTTTCGGTCACGAGTGTAAAGACTTCTACTGACGGTTTGACCTTTGATCAGACACTTCTTAGCACTGACTACCAGCTCGAACCTTTGAACGGAATTGTGGGGGGTATTGTCAGCCCGTTTACACAAATGAGGGCTGTCGGTGACTACCTGTGGCCGGCGTACTCGCCACAAACTATTTACCACCTTGAGGCTTCGGTTCAGGTTGTGGGCGTGTTTGGTTGGTCTGCAATTCCGGCGGCTATCCGTCAGGCGACGGTGATTCTTGCGATGCGTTTGTTTAAGCGGCTTGATGCGCCTTTGGGCATGATCAGTAACGACTTGGGTTCGATGCGTGTGGGTAGGTTTGATCCGGATGTGGAGGCTCTCGTGGCTCCGTTCCGTAAGGTGAGCGCGGGCTAGTGGCTATTGCTGAGATTCGTGCCGGGTTGGCTGCGAACATTGCCACGATTTCGGGCTTGCGTGTTGCTGCGGAGATTCCGGATAACCCGTCGCCACCTATCGCGGTGATCGCGCTAAATAACGTGTCTTACGATTTGGACTTCAACCGGGGCATGACGCTCTATAACTTTACGGTGACACTGATTGTTGGTCGTGTGGCTGAACGGGACGCACAGCGCAAACTGGACGCGTATGCGGGTAACGGGGAACGGTCTATCAAGACGGCGGTGCAGTCTGATCGGCAACTTGGCGGGGCGGCTTTTGATGTGCGCCTTTCCGAAATGAGCACGTTAGGTGCGCTAAACTTAGGTGAGCAAACATATCTTGCCGCCGACTTCGCAGTTCAGGTCTACGCAGAATAAAAATGGAGAATAAAAATGGGTAAGTTCGTTCTTACATCGGTCACCACCACAATCAACGGCACAGATTTTTCTGACCACCTCGCCAGCGTGGGTCTGGATTTGTCAGCCGATGAGGTTGAGACCACGGCCTTCGGCGGTTCAGGTTTCCGCACTCGTGTCGGTGGCCTGAAGGATGCCAGTATCACGCTTTCTTTCCACAACGATTTTGGTTCGTCTGGGTCTGACGCTGTTGACTCGACTATTTACAGCCTTTACGGTTCTCAGGCCACGGTTGTTGTTCGCCCAACGTCGGGAACTGTCTCGGCCACCAACCCGTCTTATAGCGGCGTGTTCCTGGTGTCGCAGGTAAACCCGATTAGCGGAAGCGTTGGCGATCTTGCCACTCGCGACTTGACGTGGCCTGTTGCTGGCACTGCTGGAATCGTTCGGGCGACGAGTTAAACATGAATCCCATTAACCTACTGATTACGTTTACATCGGGCGAGAGCCGCGAGGTGCAAGCGATTGTTTCGGATCTCATGGCGTTCGAAGATAAATTCGATAAGTCTGTGGCTGATTTCGCTAAGGGTGTTCGACTTTCCTGGCTGGTGTTCATTGCGTGGAAGGCTGAGACGCGCACGAAGGCCACCAGCCTCGAGTTTGATGCTTACGCTGACACAATTAGTGCCGTTGAGGTTCCTGAAGTAAAAAAATAGCGGGTCTCGGCGCATCGTCGGTTCATTGGAATCTTGCTGTGATTGCGTGCGAGACGGGCATTAGTCCCCGCGAGCTTGTGCAACTCTCGCCGCGAATGTTGTGGACTATGGAACGCTACCTAATTGCGAAGCATAAACCGCGCTCGTAGGCGGTAAACTTGGCTTAGGGAGTTGTTCAATGATTACTTATCCAGTCACCATCACTGGTGTGCGTGAGATGGTTGCGCAACTTAAAGAGATTGATCCTAAGTTGGCGACTCAGTTTCGGAAAGAGTTGCGCGGGACTGCCAACGATATGGCTTCTAAAATAAAGTCTCAGATTCAGGTGACTCCGCCATTGTCAAACATGGATGGCTATTCTGCGCGGTCGCTGATTTGGCGTGGTGCTGTAACAAAGGTTTCTATTTCGTTGGCGCGTTCGCGTAAAAAAGATGTGACCCCGTTGTTGTCTATCAAGGTTGATTCACCTAAGGGCGCGCCTGGTTATATTGCTGCGGAGACTGCAGGTCGTCGTGGTGCTGCCGGGAATACCCCTCAGGGCACACATTTCATTGCGATGATGACGGATATGTTTGGCACGCTGAAGGGGCGTGGCGGTAACCGTATCGCGTGGAGGCATTTTTGGGCGCAACGGTTGTTGTTGAATCGGGCTGCGGTCATGGTTGTTGAGAAGTTTGAGCGCATTGTTACGAATGAGATGGATCGCTAATGCCAATTAATCTGAGTATTCTGTCTAAGTTTGACTCAAAGGGTATCGGGCAGGCGACGAGTGGCCTTGACAAGCTTGGCAAGCTTGCTGGCGGGTTTGGTATTGCTGCGGGTGCGGCGTTCGCGGCTGCCGCTGCGGGTGCTGTGGCTTTCGGTATTTCGTCTATCAAGGCGGCTGCGGAGAGTGAGTCAGTCGCCAGGTCGCTTGAGCAGATTGCGAAAAACTCGGGCGCATTTGGTCAGACCGCCGATGAGGTTAAGGGAGCGGTAAAACAGCTAACGGCTTACACCACGGAATTGTCGAAACTTACCGGCGTTGATGATGAGGTTATCAATTCGGTTATTCGTGGTTTTATTGCTGTGCCTGAGTTGGCCGCTAAGGGTGTTGACGGCCTGAAAGATATGGCGAAGGTCGCGCTTGATGTTGCGGCGGGAACCGGGAAGTCCATCGAGCAGATCGGCTCTGCATTTATCAAGGT